TCCAAACCTAATACCTTTACCCTCAATTTTAAAATCTTTATCAGAGTCATTAATATGAGGTAACTTAATTGGAATATTCATTCTTTTTGCTTCAATTAAATATTCAGTTCTATTATCTGGATCTTTTTCATTTTTTAATAAAGCAAACATGAACTCCAGTGGATAATAATATTTTAACCACGCCGTCCAATACGAGAGAGTAGAGTAAGCAACTGCATGGCTCTTATTGAACGAGTAGCCCGCATGCGCTTCGAAATCATGCCATAAATCACGAGCAATGTTGGGACTAATAAAAGTAGAAGCGCCATTGACAAATTTTTCCTTAAACGCATCAAATTCCCTCGCATTCTTTTTCTTACCAATAATTTTTCTTACTTGATCAGCCTCAGACATTGTCATTCCACCTAACTCAACACACGCCTGCATAACTTGCTCTTGATACAAAATACAACCATATGTATCTGAGGTAATCTCTTTAATTTTATCATGTAAATATGTAACTTTTTGTTTACCATGTTTACGTAAAATATAATCTTTTCCAATTGTATTCATGGCTCCTGGTCTAACAAGAGCATTTGATGCAGCAAGTTCAGATAAATTTTTAACACCCATTTTAACTAAAAGATTTGTATATGGTGTTGCTTCACATTGAAATACACCTTTAGTATATCCAGAAGAAAGCATCTCATATACTTTTTCATCCTCTAAATCAACGTTAAGTAAATCAATCTTTTTAAATTGTCGCTTTTCAATTTCAGAAATTGTATCTTGAATAACACTTAATGTTTTTAAACCAAGTGCATCTATCTTAATAAGTCCAATCTTTTCAGCCTCTTCCATGTCAACTGCAACAACAGGAATACGCTCATTAGAACCAGGAGAAGAGCGGGTTTCCAACGGTGCGTACCTAAAAATAGGATTTTTACTAGTGACAACCCCAGCAGCATGAATGCCAGTACCTCTAATACGACCACGTAATTGCTCTCCTAACTTTTCTATTTCTGGATATTTATCTCTAAACCATTGAGTTGTTTTACTTGTACAGTATTCATCCCAAGTATCAACTAATTTTAATACCTTGTTTACATCTGGCAATGGTACGTTTAATGCCCTAGCAACATCTCTAACAACACCCTTATCTTTAAACTCTAGAAATGTTGCAATTGATGCAACGTGTCTGTATTGTTTAACAAGATAATCTTTTACTTCGTCACGACGAGAATCTTGAATATCGGTATCAATATCTGGAAAATCATTACGGTCTGGATTAATAAATCGGAAAAATAAAAGACCGTGCTCAATTGGATCAATTTCAGTAATTCCTAATAGATAACAAAGTAAAGATCCAGCAGAAGAACCTCGACCTGGACCAACCATAATACCTTCTTTTTTTGCCCAGTTAATCATATTACTTACAACAAGAAAGTACGGAGCAAACTTCTTTTCTCTAATTACAGAAAGTTCTTCATCTAATCTTTGTTCATAAATATCGTTACCAAGCCAATTAGAGTTTAATTTTTTTTCTTCTAATCCAGCAAATGCTAAATTTGCTAATTCTTGATCTGGATTTTTATATTGAACTGGTAATAAATTTAATTTTTCTTTAATATTATAATCTTCAATTTTATTAGCAATTTCATTAGTATTTTCATAAATATCTTCTCTGTAGATATCATGTTTTAACATATCATTTTTGATTTCTTCATATGAAAGCAAGTGGATATTAAATTTATTAAAACTCATCATTCTTTCTCTGCCATATAAATAATCTAAACGTTTCATCATATCTTTATATGTTTTAGATTTTTCATAACTAATATTTTTTTCTAATTTTGCATGAGTATTTAAAATTAACATTAATTCTTGTATTTCTTTTTGTGAAATATCAGCATGATGACAATCTGGAGTTACAACTGGTTTAACTTTAAACTCATCTGCTAAATCTAATAATGCTATGTTAACTTGTGCTGGATTATGAGGCATTACTTCTATATAATAATCTTCTTTAAAAACTTTTTTAAACCATTCAATTCTTTCTTTTGCAATAGCATAATTATCTGATTCAATTGCTTTTGCTACAATTCCACTAAGACAAGCAGAAGTAACAATTAGCCCTTTATGATATTTTTCTAAAATTTCAAAATCAAATCTTGGTTTTCTAAAATATCCTTCAGTCCAAGCAATTTCATTAATTTTATTTAAATTTTCCAAACCTTCTTCATTTTTGGCAAGAAGGACTATATGATTATAAACAGAATCTAATGGCTCAGTTCTTTCTGCTTTTTCTCTACGATCATGACGATCATTTGTCATATAGCCTTCTATGCCAAGAATTGGTTTAATGCCCCTTGCTTTTGCTTCACGAGCAAATTCACGATGTCCAGACAAGGTACCGTGATCTGTTATTGCTAAAGACTTCATTCCTAACAATACAGCACGATCTAAATATTCTGCTGGAGTCGCAACACCATCCATTAAGGAGTAGTGGGTATGGACATGTAAACCTATATATCCCATATTACCAATCTGCGTTGGTAGATGAGGTAATAGATGGTGAATCGTATCCTAAATAAAATGATTCTTGTTCTGCATATGGAACACGCTTAAGTGCCATCTCAAGTGGATATGGTGTAATTGATGACCAATCAAATGGCTCTTTATCAGGCGATGATGGAATTAGTGTATAACTAGTTTCAGTACCCTGGCCATTTCGCTTTAGTTTCCAAGTAAGGTTAGAGATACTTCCTGTCTCTAAAGCATATTCACGGATAGTGTTAAAAGATGATTGCTTGCTAACACCCATAGACCAGATTGCTACATATGGTGCTTCAATACCATCATCAACAAGTACGTTGCAATAAAAACGCAAACGTGCTCTCCATCCAGCCTTTGGATCTTTTCTGTGCATTTCTTCTGCCCAGTCACGGCCTTCTGTATCCATAGTGTCTACAGCCTTACGCTTATAGTCTTTTGGATTTGTATGTTCTTTGACTACTAATGCTAAACCTCTGTCTGCATTATAGTTAGATGAATCTTCATCTAGTTCTTCAATGAAACGGATTTTTACTGATTGTCCGTCAGCCAATTTTAGCCAACGTACTTTTGGTGTATCTGATTTTGGTTTATCGAGCAGGGCGTTGATATTTTTTAGTCCCTTAATAACGCTCATAGTTTTCTCCTTTGTTCGTATGTTTAGTTTAGCATAGAAGATATAGATTTGTCAAACTGAAACTCTAAATTTTTTATTGCTTGATCATCCATATCTCCTATATCCTTATATTCTTTATTAAGTTGTATAACAGAAACACGAGATTTAAGTTTTTCAATTATCTTATTTTTCATATTTCCGCCTGCTTCATCATTATCTGCAATAACCATAATATCATTAAAATACTTTTGAAGCAATTCTATTTGTTGTGTAGATACATTAGCCCCAAGTGTGGCAACTGCTGGTAATCCTACTTGATCTAATCTTATTACATCAAATGAAGACTCAACAACATATACCCTATTGGCTGTTTTTACTCTATTGATATTAAATAATGTTTTTGATTTTGGCAAACCTGGACTATTTTTAAACTCTTTACCTTCAATAGATCTTCCAACAATTCCTATACAAATGCCAGTGGCAGTATGTACAGGTACTACTACCATATCCTGTTTTTCTGAATATCCAAGTTTAAATTTAACAATTGAATCTTTTGTAATTAATCTTTTTTCAAAATATTTGACTGCTCTTTCTGAATTCAATGCCTGTTCATTTAATTTATTTATTAATTCAGAATCAAACTCTATAAAATCTTTTTTTTCAATAAGTTTTTTTGACACCAACTGCTCAATATTTTGCTCTTGCTCTTTTGATTTTATATATCTAACACTTTCAAAATATGTGCGATTACTTACATGCATAACTAAATCTATTAGAGTTGCTGTTTCTTGACAAGAAAAACAAAAAAATAATCCTGTGGTTTTGTTTACTTCTGCAGAGGCTGTTCTAAAATTATTATGATATGGACAGAAGATCATAAAATCTCCTTCCATTTCAGACTTAGTGTCTATACCGCATCCATTAAGGACTCTTTGTACTTGCTCTCCCGTATATATATCGGCTTGTGCTCGTTTATTGCTTCTATACATTCTAACTGTTCCTTGTCTAATTTTACTCCGTATAATGTAATTTTTATAGTAAAGTTATTTTTTTTATTATTATATTCAGTTGTAACATCTGGATTTATATCTATTCTTGGCACATACGAGGCAATTCTCATTTGTGACTTTAATAGTCTTATGTATTCATCTTTAATTCTAGGGACAGCAAGGTCATCGAGAACGACTCCCTCGATTGAAAACCCTTTAATTTGTTTATGATGAAAGGACATACTTTATTATACATTATTATCTTCATAATCTTTATACCTATAATATCCTTTATCAAAATCTACTTGAACTAAAAATTCTCCCATAAAACCATTTCTATTTTTTCTAAAAACACATTCTATAATATCACTATTGGCAGCACGACCAAGGGCTAATACCCAGTCAGCATCATATGCTATTTGTCTAGACCATGCTGTTTGACCAAGAGTAGGAACTGTTTCAAGTTTTGTTATATCATCAGGAGTTGCAGATGAGATAGCAATAATAGGAACCTTTTGACTAATTGCTAATAGTTTTAATTCTCTTGAAAGATTTTTCATTCTTACCGTTTCGCTTTCAGCCTTTTGATTAGAATTCATTAATTGCATGTAATCAACAATAACAAAGTCAGGACGGTATTGATTTATTTTTCCACTAATAACAGATGGAGTTACATCTCCACCACTATCGTTAGAAATAATATGAAATTCTGGCTTACCTTGTAATTTGTTTTGATGCCAAGATTTAAACATATCCAATTCAACTTCACCATTACTTAATTTGCGATGAGACCAAACTCCTTCACCCATAATTGCATAAGTTCTATTTCTAACTTCAGTTTCGGACATTTCAAGACTAATAATTAATGGGGATCTTCCTTGTCTCCATGCTTGTACTGCAAAATAAAGAGAAAGCCAAGATTTGCCAATTCCTGGATATGCTAGAAAAACACCAAGTTGTCCTGGCATGATTCCAGATGGGAGGTAATTGTCAAACCCTGGCAAACCTGTTCTTATGCCAACCATGCCTTGGTCTTTAAGTTTTTTAGTATGAATAAAATGTGCTATTGCATCTTCTAAATTTGTAGCATCAATATCTTTTATTGCTGAAGTGTTTTTCTTTAACTCTGAAGTTTTTGTAATTAATTCTTGTAAAGCAATATCACCATTTCCATTTTGAACATCTCCTGCTGCAGATCGTAAAATATCTTTTAATGTATTATTAAGATAATGCTGCTGTAATTCTTCAAGATGATATTTTGTTGCACCAAAATCTTTTGCTGGTTCAAAATCTCTAAACTTTTCAACGACCAAAGACAAAGGCGGTACCATAGCGTTTACATCATGATATTTTTGTATAAACTCTAATATGTCTCCATGAGTTTGCATCATTGTTCTTGCTTCAGACTGCATTAAAACATAAAACTGCTTATCTGTAAGAACAGCGGTAATAAGTTTTGACTCTATATCATTCACTTAACCACCTCCTTGCTAAAATTCTTCTTTGAAATCTTTCTTCTTTATCTTTATCAATTTCTATAATATTTTTGTAAATTTTATCAGCAGAATATACAAAATGTGACCAATCATGCCTTGAACTATTTAAAAAATAATACTCAATCATGCGATAACACATTGGTAAGGTATAAGAATCTATTAAATCTGATGAAGCCCATTGCTCTATATTTCTATTATAGGTTGGACTAATACTATATACCTCTTTGTATAATTTGTCATACCTACTAAGCAATGAATGCCTTTCAGCAACACTACTTTTTCTAGGCATTACTCAGATAATTCTTTATTTGCTTCTGTTATTTTTTGTGTTAATTTATCTTCAACAAATTTATACACTCGCTCAAAAGCATCGTTAATATTTTCGCCATCTCGACGACTATCTGTAACTCCTAAATCAAGTCTTAATGACTCAAAGTTACCTAAGTTTTTTGTGTAGCCAAGTGTTACTGTTACTTTAGTGTCTTCGTTATTCATTACCCCTCCCAAGGGCTAGTTAATTGACTCATTCCAAATTGGAATAAATCTTCCATCTTCAGTTTTTGTATAAGTAAGTATACCATCACCCATTCTTCGTGTCAACTCTTGTTTTGTAGGAGTCATATTATTTGTTATCAAACCGTCCTTTCTTGGTTTGCCAATATGGGTACTTGCAAGTATATCACGAATCTCCTTAACTTGCGATTCAGAATAATATGCACGAATTTTAAAACCACGTTTACCATTAATAGTCATTCCTGTTGGTGGAGGAATAACGCCACGTTTTATTAAACTTGGCATATATTTTCTATGCCTATTGACAAGATGTGCCGTTTCTGATATAGTATACGCTCTTTCCCTTTTCTTTTTAAAATCTAAAATAAAACAAATTTCTATTCTATCTTTATTAACATTTTGCAAAGCAACAGTTCCATCAGATCTATTATAATGATGAATTTTTACTAAATCATTATTTAAAAACCAAACAGTTTGTTTGCCTTTTATGATAGGCGATTTGTTGTACTCTTGGCTAACAATTTTTCCTTTTGAAGTAGCCATGTTCCCTCACTCGATGCACTAGGTGGATTATAAAATTTTCTAGATCCGCAACATAAACAAAACACCTCTAAGTGTTCTGGTCTGGTGTAGACCCTGTCAATAAACATTCTTTTTTTACATTTTTCACATTTAATCATTAATTAGGAACACCAATAATAATTAAGTTTACACCAATAGATAAATCTCCTCCAGATGCAAACTTAATTACTCCGTCAACCCTTGATGTTGTAATTGATGTCAAAACAACTGTTGTATCTTTTCCAGAGGAGGTATTTCCAACGTTTACGATAGATGCTGTAACAATTGGAGCAAATTTAAACTCTGGAAATGTAGAACTAAATGTTTTTTCTGAAGCAGCCGTTACTGTAGCATTATTGTAAATATTTTCGTATTTTGCAATAACCTTTAAATCTGCTGTTTTTAAATTTTGTTGTCCAGCAGTGAAAGTATCTACGGCAGAATATTTATATGTTGCGGAAGAAACTTGAGTTGCTAAATCATTAACTGCCTCTGCCATCTTGTATAAATATGTTACATCAAGTGGCTGTCCTCGTTCTGGTAGTGGTATTTTTGCCATTATTTCCTCCTATTAAAGTATATCATTAAATCGTATGCGGTCCATCTTCATAGACTAATAAAAAATTTGAATTTCTAGTTATTGGAGTTCCTTTTAAATATATTTCAATAGAAACCTTATTTGGTTGAGACCCTTGAACAACTCCACCTATCGTATAGGTTAATGGTATTGGAAATGAAATATTTGTACCGTCAATTCTTTGTTTATAGATCCAATCACCACTATCATCTCTATCCCATTTTATCCAAATATCATATTCATGTGCTTCTCTAATTGTATTATCTGCAATATTGACCTCTACTGCATCCCAGGCAAAACTTGCAATAGATCCATTTTTATTAAAAGTAATAGAACCAGAATTAAATGTGTATCCAGGTTGGATTATATTAACTGGAGACCAGTGAGAATATCTATTTCTATCTTCTGATATAACTCTATATCTAACTACATATCCTTCTTTATCTACAATCATTGGTGGAAGGTTGACATTTTTTATTCTAAATTTTTTTATTTGTTGTGCCATTAACTAACTCCTACAGAAAATCTAAACTCAATATAGTTACTAGTATTAGAAGATTTAATAATTGTTTCTGCTGTGTCATTTTGAATAACAGCATAGCCAGTCAATCCATAAAGTGGATTTGTAGTACTAACATTTTCTAATCTTAATGCATCTAACATTATATAAAAATCATCAGTTACTACTCCACCATCTTTAATGCATGAATAAATATTAATTGTATTTACTGAGTTCCATGTGAAATCATTAGTTGTGTATAATTCTTGTAATTGTTTTGTTTTTATAAAATATCTATTAGTTGAAAAGTCAACTGTTGGACTACCCACACCATTTGTTATTGTTGTTTCAAATCTAGCAAATTTAGAGGTATCTGATCCAGTAAACTCAATCATAATTTTTGCTTCATCTGGAATGGTTAATGATTCGCCATCTTTATTAATAATTGATAATGCCAATCTTAATTCATCAATAGGAGTATTTTTAGAAAAATCTAAAGAAACTCCATTAATTTTTATATATTTAGGATTTGATCCAATAACAAAATGTCCACCACTTTCTGTAATATCACAAGAATCTCCACGCATAACTATTACATTATTCAAAAATCTGCATCTTTCATATCTTGCTGCTCTTTCTGGATTAAAAAATATTCTATTATCTGTATTAGTTTTAAATATATATTCTGAGGTTTCAATAACATCATCATTTGCAGATCCATCAAGAGGTCCAGAAATTGTTGTTATTTCATTTCCGCTTTCATTAGTCCAAGTTTCTGTTGAAGAAAAACCTATAACTGTCTTACTATCATAAGATCCTGCAGATGGGTTTGCACCCGCAGAATAAATACCAACCTCAGAAATCTCATATCTTTCTTCTGTTGGCAACTCTGCTGTTAAAACTACTTTTGAAATATTATTTTCAACAACATATCCTTTAGAGGTAATAGGGACACGAAACATCTCGAACTCAAGGTTTTCCTTATTGGAATAGTCTTCAGGGCTGCTAGAGGTATCTAAAGGCTTTTTACCACATCCTACGGCTATGTAAGAGGCATACGCTGGTGCCTGTCCAAGTAAATACTTGGCTATAATAGATTTTCCAGTATTAGTAATCATTAAAACTCCGTATCATATATTGTACCACCCAACCCAATCTGAACCTCTATTTGTTCGTCAGATAACATATTTACGACCTCGATAATCAAATCCCCAGTGGCCTCTTCTATATAAATATTATTATTATTTGGACCACCTGCCTCTTCTGGTATTTTATTTTCTAGTTTAATAGAATAATTGCCAAAATATTTATCAGAAGTACTTTGAACTCCTAAAATATTTTTAGATGCATATGACTGATTTAAAACACTAATATTTTTTATTAATTGTTTTGGAATAAAGTCTCCAGATACTATATCGTGTCTTGTTAAATTTAATATTTCTTGACCGCCAATATTTTCAAATATTAAATCTGTCATAATTTCAATAGGAACTGTTTCATCATCAAATAAAATAATTTCTGGTGTTGCACTTTTTACCATTGGTTTAGCGGGTTCTGGCTGTATTGGTGAAATTGGTGTTGGAGGAGTTGCCGTTAAATTAGATTCTAACGCAGGAGCCTTGATTGGCATATTTTGAACTGAGGAGTCGACATAGTGTGTAATGCTTGTATATTGTGGAGCAATTGGTTTTCCACTTTCTGGTTGATATGCACGAGTTGGATCTGTATTTGGGTTTACTCTTAATCCACTTAATGGGTTCCAAGATTGTGCCACTTTATACCTCCACCAAATATAATGTCATATCTGGTCCTTCAGATTTTCTTTCATACTCAATATTATAGATTATAAATTTAGTGTCTGGATCACTTACAACACTTACATCATCTTTAATATAATCAATTTTTACAATATCTCCTAATTGTAAAATAGGCAATGAGTAAATATTAGCACCAATCATTTTTTTAGGTTTCATGGATTTATTAATTATCCATCCAAGTAAGTTTTCTGCATCATCAGTTTTTTGAATATAAGGAGCCTCAATAGTAAAATCACTTATTCCATATTTTAATCTACTTTGTCTTATTTCATTGTACTGCTCTAATGAAATTTCTGGAGATCTAATAACAACATCATCAACTATTATTGGATTAGATAAATTAGAACGTCTATTAAAATAATCGTCTACACTTAATGTATAAGTGGTATCTTGAGTAAATGTTATACCCTGGATTCTAAGATAATTTCCAGTAGTTTCATCTAGATTTAATGCTGAATCGGTATTATTAAAAATTAAAAATTCTGCACCATAGGATCCAGCATAAAACCCAGAAGTAGTATATCCCTTAATTCTATTAAATGTTGGTGATAATTTTGCATATATTGCTGGATAAGCCTTATCATATTTAATATTAAAATATGCACATTCTCTCATGATTGTTCCAAATTCGTCAAAATAAATATTATACTCTGGAGATTGCTGAGAACTTATTCCAGATAAATAAGTTGATTGAATTATTCCACTAATTGAGTATTTTCTTAATGCTTCGTTTGCCCCAATTTCTTCTATTCCGAATGCACCAGATACAGGTTGTCCAACTTTAAATACTGTATTTTGTGCATAATTTTCTGTTAAAGCATATATGTTTTCAAACATACATTTTGATGATCCTCTAACAAATAAAGCCATATTATTATATTTTGGCAAAGGGTTGGTATCATCTACAGTTGCAATATGTTTATTATTTAAATATAAATAAAATCTACGTGTAGACCCAATATCTACGTATTCTACTGAAAGATCATACACTGTTGGATTTTGCTCTCCCACATATCTATACTGTCCAGTAAATCGTCCATCGTCTACTAATATACTGGCCAAACCTCCCCACAATCTTTCTGGTATTGCTACAGAAGTTCCAACTTCTTTTTTAATTTTATAAAACAAAACATTATAGATTACAGTATTTGTTGTTCCATCATTATTTTTTGGCATATAAGATTCAACATTATTTTCGGTTAATGCTGCAATTTCAAAATAGTATCCATTGTTATTAGATGAATTTAACATTAATGCTAAACCGCCAGATCCTCCACCAATATTAATATTTTGACTTGGATCTGACTTTGGAATTTGATAATATGGAGCACTGCCAATTGGTGTTTGTAATTTGTTTTCATTATTTTCAACTTTTCCAATTATTCTCATTCTAGTACCAAAATGTTTATATGTATTTGGTAATTCTTTATAAGTATAAGAAATAAAATCTATTGGTGATTGTGTAGTTTCAAATGCTGGCCCAGTCATAACCAATGCAGATGATTGAATTGTTCCAGTATTAGTAGATTTTAAATTATTCATTTCAGTTTCTGATAAATAATTACTTGCTAAAAAGTTTTTAATAATTCCAGTTCTTGATGATTTTTGTGCAAGAGAATTATTAATACCTGCATTTCCTAATTCTGTATTTGGTAAAATAGGTGATGGAGATGTACTAAATAATAAAGAAGATTTCATTTCGCAACCACGAACATAGGAATTATTTGACCAATAATCAGATATTCCAGCATAGTGATTTGTAACCTGTGTTCCAAATTGTCCACGACCATGTTCTACTACTGAACCATTTTTTAGTCTAGATATATTATTTACAGTTTCATAAAATGGTACAGAGTATATTCTTAACAAACCAGTTGGATAGATTTTTCCATTAAACGGTAATGCTCCAAAATAATCTTGATATTCTTGATTATTGCTAATCCAAACATTGCCAATACCACTTACATTAAATTGAGCAGCGTCATATCTAATAACTTCACCTGATGAATACAGGTATCCTTTATATCTGGTTAAAAAATATACATTTTCTCCAATATCAATAATATTATTAATTAAAACATTGTTTGCTACCTTTGGTAATTCTGATGTGAGATTAGAATTTAATGGCATTGCTCCTAGAATAAAGTTTCCTTGTTTTGCTACCTGCTCATTAATACTTTTTGTAGCATTGTCCCCAGATACCTCCCAAAGTAGTGCTGGTTTATATATCCATGTTTTTTCTTGATCAACTAAAGCAGATTGTTTTATTGAACTATATTGTCTTTGAATATATCTATTAGTATAATTAATTCTTCCATCATTATAAATTCTTTTGTTTTCAGATGCAATATTTATAATATTTGGTAAATAGTTTTCACTGTTATAATTAGTTACTTGTGGAGATTCAGCATCTGGATTAACAAATATGCCAGTTTGAGTGTTTGTTCCAACTAACGTAAAATCAACATCTCTTTCATTATTGTCTGGCATCATATATTCTTTACTCATAACTATAAAATTATTGTATTCATCAAAAAACATTGCAGATTGTGTAGATATTGCTAATTGATTTAAAACTTCAGCAATATTTTGTCCAGGAGAAATAAAGAAATATGGAATAATTGGGTCTACCTGATTTGACAATCTTTTAAATGAATAGTTTGTAAAACCAATTGAATCTAACAACATAGATATTGCAACACTTAAAGAAACATCAGTTAATAATATTTCTGGTGCTTTTTGTGATTCAAAATAAAAATAGAAATCTCTTAATGTTAATTTAATTGTTGCATCGTTAGTGTTTGATTGTGGAAATCCATCCGCATACAATGTTTTTATAGGAATAAAATAATCAATAGAGTTGCCGTCAAAAATATTTTCATAAAATGTAAATTTAATATTTTTATTTAAATAATCATAAATTATACTATTAGAATTATTTTCATTAAAAGAAAAATCTTCATCAAAAATTTCTATTTCACCAGTTGAGGCTAGCAACTGTCCTACTGGCAATGCCCCACTATTCATATCTGATAACATTTTATTAATTTTAAAAGTTAAAATTTTGTTAGAAATATCAGCAGTTAATCTAGGGGAAATTTCTATTAAATCAAAGGTAGAGTCAAACTTATTCATTGACTCAACAACCATTCTTATTCCTTTAATATATTGAAATTCTTTATAATATTCTATCCCAGTATTGCTATCTATCTCTGTAATAGGATCAGTAAGATCTGTAACAAAAGGCGTATCATAATCTACTGTTGATGAACCAACAAACCATTGATTATCATAATAAAATATTTCTAAATATCCGTCTGCATTAATTATTGGAGATCCGTCATTTCTAGTATCATTTTCATTAACTCTGAAAATATCTACCCAACTATCATCTTTTAATATTTGTATCTTAAATCTACTAGGTGTTGTTTGATTTTGATATCCATAAAATGGATCGGTAAAAGATGATCCTGTAGTTTGATACGAACCAGAATCAACATATCCTACATTGGTTTGCATTTTAATAACAATTCTATTTGTTGGTATTTCTTTTGTATATATAATAAAAGGACATGCATCATCAATAATGTATCTATTATTTAATATTTTGTTAGCAATACCCCTTTCAACATTATCTTCTTTTCTATATGAAGTCCAATATTTAAATTGATCATCTCTTGATGCCATGTAATATCTTGGTTGATAATTTCCAAATTGTGTATTGTTTGGAAGATATACTCCAGAAAAATTTGAAGAAATATTTGATCTTTTTACTGGGAAATACATTGTTTTATTTATTCCAGATCTAGGTCTAAACGGATAAGTACAAGACTCCAAAGAAAACAACGTTGACATTTTTTGTTGTTCTGAATAAAAATTTTGTAAATTATTATTGTTATCTACCTGGGTTGGAGAAATAGAATAAGAAATTGTTGCATCAGTATAATAGTCTCCTAAATCTGACGGATCATAAGTATTTGGTAATGTATTATAAATACTATTATTTTCTGTTTGACGATATCTGTAGTTACCAATTTTTTTAATATTGTTAAATGTATTAAGATTCCACTCAGCAATAATTTGAGACTGAGTATTTAGGGTAGAAGAAGTTTTAATTTGATTCTGAAGTTCTGAGTTAACAAACATTATACCTCTTCCAGAGTAACACTAACATCCCAAAGATCGTGATTCTCTCCGCCTCGTTTTTCAACTGTGTAGTCGAACGAAGTGATGTACATCTGAATTACCTCATTGTATTGTCCAAGGTGTGTGTATGCATCATTGTC